TTACTGGCTCTGGATAAAGAGATGACATAAGCATCCAACTCATTCCAATATCATTCAGCACATCATTACGAACTGATACGATAAACACTCTCTGGCGTTTCTGTGGCACACCAAAATGTATTCCATTAAGAACTTTGTACGTTGTACTATATCCTATAGCTTCAAAATCTGCAACCATACGATTAAGATGATCTTTTGCATAGTCCATTGTAAGACCTTTGACATTCTCACATATAATTACCTTTGGTTTCATCTCACCAGCAATACGAATCATCTCCCATGTCAAATCTTCAATGTTCTGTTGCTTCATACCATAAGCTGTCTTTTCCTTGTTCCATCCTTTTTTCTTGGTTCCACTCATGGAAAATGGAGGGCATGGTGGAGAGCCATCCATAATATCTAACTCACCAACTTTAAGTCCTGTCATTTCCATAATCTGTTGGCCGGTGACTTTCTTTATATCACCACAGATATGTGGAGTGTTCGGCCAATTCGCAAGATAAGTATCGACTGCGACTTGCTGAAACTCATTCACAAATAGACAGTCACCACCAGCCAACTTATAACCAGCAGAAGAGCCACCACCACCTGCAAAGAATGAAATATATGTAAACAACTTTCGATCTGATGATTGCTTTAAATCATCTAATGTATATCTAAAATATCTCAACTGAAAAAACCCTCAAGTGTTAATTGACTTCCATAACTCATGTCGAGGTTCCATTTAATTTTATTTGCAATAACTTTTAATGGTTCTACGAATGATTTCTCAAACTGTACATCATAATCAAGTATTGAATCAAAATCAAACTCTTTCGGCAGCTGTGCTGGAAAAGAGATTGCTGTTGACTGATACAGATTTGGTTCCTTCAAATGTAAAAATTTGATCTTATCTCCTTCTTGTATGCTGGCAAATTTGTGACCCAAGTTATTCTTTTTCAAAAGATGGTTGTAAAGAATTGCACCCTTACAATGAATAGGAGCTCCTTTCTTGAACAGGTTGTGTGATTCTGTCCACTTGGTAAGTCCATTCACTGAACGTGGATATGCAATCAACTCTGGTTTCATTTCCATAAACTCTGTTCTAAAATCCTGTATGAAGTCGTTGAGTTCTTTTTCATCACTGGACATAATAATCTTTAGTGCTTGTTTAATCTTCTCACGACAAGGAGCTGGTGTCGAACTTTTTACTGCTTCAATACCCATAATCTTGAGTTGTGGTTCTTGATAACGAACACCTTCGACATCCCACGCATTAAGGATGTATCGTTTCTTTGCTGTCCAGATACCCTTGTCTGCAATCACCTCACGCTTCATAAACATCTTTTGTTCAAATGCATTTACATAGGTAGCGAGATCCTGATAACTTTGGTCAATATACGGTTCAATTTTCTCTCTAGCAAGACGATCCAAGAAATCGACAATTTCTCTAGAGTCTTGCCCCTTTGGATAGAGTTTGTCAATGAGTCTGTCAAAAGTAATGTAAACTGAATCTGTGTCTGATGCAATGACGTAATCCATATCATCGGTTTTAAGAATTTGATTAAGATACCGATTAAGAGAGCGTTCAATCCATCTAATAGATAACTGGCCAGAAGTGGTAATGGCCTCAGCGACCAACAAATCGTAGTAACGAAACCAACTATTACCAATGGCACCATAAACACTATTGAGAGAAATCTTTTTGGCCATCTGAATATTGTTGTATCTAGAAATGTCTTTATCGAGTTTAGGGTCTTTTGTATTTTCATATTCCTGTTTTGTCTCCAACAACAATCGTTTGTACTTGGCACGATCATCGTAAATACTTTGCATTAATTCTGGAAGGAACCCTCTTTTGTTTTTTTTAAACAACGCACCATTTGGTGTAAGAGTTACATTCTTCTTTTTCAATGACTGCATTATCGAGTCATCGATTTTTCCATCCAACATTTTATCTACGGTGATATCGTTCTTTTTGAAAGGCGAACCGATAAGTGTCTCTGGAGAAATGTTATATTGCATAATCAAATGTGGATACAGAGAGTTCAAGTCAAATGACATTACCCACTTGTGCATACCCACAATCGGGTCTTTTACATAAGCACCTTCATACTTCTCAAATTTTTCCTGCTTTATCTTTTGAGGAATCACGATATTCTTTTTACGCAAATGATTGTAAATTAGAATATCCCAATACTTAGTCGTTCCAAGAACGTCAATATAGTTAACCTTCGCATCATAAGCCATTGTCAAGCACAAGTCAATCAACTTCATCTTATCTTCGAGTTTATCAACCAGTTCAACGTCTGTTATATTATATTCTATAAAAGATTGGTAGTCCTTAATATACCATTCACTAAAAGTTTCATAAGGATTACCATCTTTACGTTCACCCAACTCGACAAATGCAATGTGGTCAAGTCGATAGGACTCTTGATTGATATAAGTAAACTTACGATACAGGTCAAAGAAATCAAGATGAGCTATACCTTGAATGTCATACACCTGATGTGCCCTTCCCATCTTATAAACAGAACGAGAAAATACACCGCGCCATGGTGATAAACGTTTTAATTCATTCTCATCAAACTGATTCAGAATACGATTACACATATAAGGAATATCAAAGAACTCTGTGTTCCAACCTGTAATAACATCAGGCTTATGTTGCTCCCAGAATGTAAGAAAGGATTGCAGTAAGTGTTTCTCGGTGTCGCACTTGACATAGGAAACATCATCACGACTGTTTTCAAAATCACCGATACCCCAGACAACAATCTTTTTGTTCTGATGGTTCTTTATTGTAATTGATAATAGAGGATCATTTGCTTCCTCTGGTTTTGGAAACCCGTTTTCACATTCAACTTCGATATCAATTGTAACGATAAGTATTTCATCGATATTCCAAGACATCTCATTAGAATATTCGTCTGCGATATAGTTATATGCAAACTGTGTATTGCCATAAATTAGATGTGGCTGGTTTTTGTAACTGTCTACCCACGCTTTCGCATCTTTGATAGTGTCGTGTTTTATAGGAGCAACATACTTACCTTCAAGGGTCTTGTAGTTAGTCTCTTTTGCAACACGAGCATATAGTGTAGGTGAGTATTTAATCCTACGGTCAATCCTTTCACCGTTTACAACTTCCCTCAGTAGAAGATTATTTCCCCACTGAGTAATATTAGTATAAAATCTCATTTATACATCATAACAAAAATAGGGGGCTATTGTCAACAACTTTCTACTGTTGAAAGTCTTAGTTCTCCTTGTTCGTTCAACAACTTTGGATTTTGTAACGAATCTTTAAAATTGTTGTTCAATGTATTTAACTTATCTTCTGCATCTGCTAATTTTTCTACTTCTGTATCAACAGCTGCAACAATATCGGGATGTTCACCGATACCAACAGGGTTCTTTAGATATACATCAATGTTAGCCTTTGCAGACATAATTTCATATTCATATTTTTTTCTAAGTGCATCTACGATCATCAATTTTCTTCCTGTGGGTCATGTGTTTTATCAAATATTTCAAATTCATCGTGTCTATCAGTAACCACAAATTTTCTAGATGGATTTACCATCACTTTAGCTTGCTTCATAAATTCTTGATTCATTAAACATTTTGTAGTTTTTTCAGTTCTATCGTCTATCGCAAATTTAACGTTTTTATATGTAGTGCCGTTAAAATCTACATCGAACAATACCAATGGGCGTTCAATAACGTCAGCAGCAAGAGCTCCCCTTTCCCATTTTGCCATTTTAATAAGTTTGTTTTTATACTTTTTGCCTTGTGCTTCCCAAGTTACTACGTTATTTTTTATGTCATATTTATCAGCATGAATAATACATCTTGCACTATTACCAGTATCAAAATTTGCAGCAATAGAACCAATACCGTCTAAAGTCACTAGTTCTAATCTACCAATTTCCAATGCTGTATATCGCCAATTTTCTCTATTCTGAAAATGCGTAAGCAACTCTTTAATAATGTTTTTACCAGTTGCTTCTTCGATACCCTCTGTGCCAGGCGAACTATTTACTTCTAACACAAAAGTATCTTTACCATTTTTAATAAAATCTACAGCCGTCC